CCTGAACATGCTGCTCGTTTAGCTGTAGCTTTAGTATCACCCATACCTTCAGCTTTGTAAGTATCACCACGTGCTTTCAAAGAAACCTTGGCTTTCCATATCAAATTTTCATCTGGTCCCTGAGCTGAGTAGTAGAATTTTGGTTGTTCTAAACCATTCTTTTGTACGTATTCATTTAACCACATATCTGCCATCTTAATGAATTTATATTTTTGATTCTGTTCTGAATTTGAGAATATACTTTCGTTATATTGATTCATTGGGTCACTCCCACCCCAAACGGGAGAAATTTTTAATCTGAGCATATAGTCGTGCCAACACTTTCTAACAACTTCAAATGGTGCTAGTTCTAGCTTAAAATTGAATGTGTTTGAAAGCAAAATGACAGTTTTTACTATAGTTTCGAAAAATTCTTTATTGTGGAGCCCTGCTTCCATGATGGCTGTAAAACAGTTTTGGTAAACTTGCTCGGGTTGCAGTGATCTAAAATAAAAAAGACATGATGTTATAGATGATCTTTTTAAGCTGGGTAAATATACGTCTTTGTATTTTATGTATTCTCTTGAACAAAAACTAACTTCTCCAGTTGTTTTACTTGGTGTTTGTTGTAAACCATAGAGCATTGCATCCTCTATCAGTTCCTCTTGTGTTATAGGATTGATAAATACAGGCGCGTACTTTCTAATTGCGTCGTCTCCTAGTATGCGTAGTATAACATTAGAATTAATATCATCGTACGATGGTAATTCCTTCCTTTCATTGAACCACTTCTTAACAAATGTGTAAATTGAGACTTTAGCAACAACATGGCAGTTCATTAAAGTTGTTACAAAACTGCCTGAAGCATTACCACAGTCGATAAAGTATACATTTCCTTTCAGCGTATGCACCCTGTTTGCTAGTGTCTTGTATAAAGCTGTTTTAATTGCCTGCGGTTGGTCTTGCAAAACACAGTCCACAAAATCTTTAATAAGATCAGACGGTATGGTCTTGTCTAGGGCCTTGAAGTCAGCATTCACGAAATCTCCGTCCATCATGTTAAAATACAGCATATGTGTAGTCGCGTCGAGGTAAGGATTCATCCCTATACAGAACATAGTTCTCTCATGTTTTTCTATTACTTGATCTAAAAAGTCACCGAAAAATGTTTTGAGAACCATGTTAATACTTAAATCAAGCTCATTAAATAACCGTACTTTACCCATGGCTACACTCTCTTTTGGTAATAACTCCACTTTTTCATTGTCTTTAACTAAGCACAAGATGGGACTACCTTGTATTATTGTTGAGTGGTAGAAGCGAT